GATTGTTGAACCGGTATTTTCGGCAATGTTGATGAAGTATTCACGTAAGCTAAACATGATTGTTTCCTTTCAATTGTTAGTATTATTGCGCAAAACCATGCACTTTTAATAGGGCATAGCTTAACGCAATCGCGCCTAAGCATCGCTGGAACCGTAGGGTTATGGAGTAAACTTAGGCGCAGATATGCGCTTTCGCTTGTTTGTGTCATCACGCAACGCTTTCGCAGTCTTGCGTGAGTATAGCACCCTGCTTTTAGGGTGCACGGGTATATATTTAACCCGCACATTACAGTAGCCGTCCCTTGCCCTCGCACAATAAACCATTGGCCTATCGTCCTAATTCAAGCTCTAAGCTAAACCCCTCGCCGTCCATCGAGAGGTGACGTTCCTTCGCGCCGCTAAACCTTGCTAAGGGTTTATTGCGGTGAAGTGTCCGAAGCATGTCCGATAAACCAATATCGGGTGACTTCTAACTATTACAATCTAACTACGTCATCTCGACGTTGCGCTAGGCTGTCTCGCTTTAAGGATAGGAAGTGTGTTACTTTGTGGAGTATGGTTTACCCCGCAACATGGCCGATATCTCGGAATTCGCAGAATAACTTGGTCCGGCATTGCGCAGCACAAGAGCTACACTTGACGGACCGTAGTTATAGGTGCGTTCGATTGGCTTAGACATGTTGGCTTTGACCTGTTTCTGAACCGCTATTGAATGCTGAATGCTTTCAATTCTAGCGGTTCTCTTAAGGTTTTTCGCCTTTGCACGCTTGCGCCGTTCATTCCGTGACGTTTTTGCCATGTCGAAACTTTCCTATCCTATTGGTGGCACATTACCAGACACAAGGCGAAAGCCAAGGGGTCAATGCGCTATGTTTCCCTAGATACAGACCTAGGATCGGCTTGTCAAGTGAGAAGTCCCTGAAGCGTTCCGAGGAAGCCGGTGTGTCCCGTTGACCATTCCTTTAGACACTATTCCGAACCTAATGTCAAATGCCAATGTTATCAATGGCTTACCTACGATGTTCCGCCTATAGTCATGTTTTGTTCTATACTTGTTCTCATGAGATTGAGATGAACCGTGCATTTTCGTAGGTGAGCTGAGTGTGTTCTCTCTCTGTTCTTCCTTTGTTCTCAAGGATTTCAGCCCGTCGGGACTATTTGCTTTTGAGAATCATTCGCACCATCGTAGGGGGGGTGGGTGGATTTTCGCAGACGTATATGCGTGCTAAGACCACCCTTATGGATTTTATAAAAATTACCATTTCCAAAATAGATGACAAGTAATTATTGACTATTGTTGACCAATACAGACTTGACAAAAGAAAAGGGCTCCCGATGGTCGCCCAAGGACATCATACGTCCTACGAGCAAAGACCACCGACGAAGCCCACCTTAATTGGATCGCCCAAGGACCATACAGATAATTCTCTATATAACACTTAAAGGGAATTACCTTTGACAGTAATAATTAATTATTAACTCCATAATTAACACTAAGGGTACCCCTATTAGCCCCCCCTAATAAGATATTATAACACATTTTTGTCATTTTGTCAAGAAAAAAATTCAATTATAAACTTTTTTTTACATTATGTACGATTTTGCTTGACAAATGAAGCAAATTATGGTATAATACGCAGTATAGGAATATAGATGGAGTTTTTTTTATGCCAATGCCGTACAAAGGAGGTCGAGCAAAAGCTCAAGCTCGGTACAATTCTAAACCAGAACAAGTCTCTAACCGGACTTCTCGTAATGCTGCACGAGCCAAGATGGAAAAAGCTGGTCGAGTAAGCAAAGGTGATGGTAAAGACGTTGCTCATAAAAACAACAACCCAAAAGATAATAGGAAAAGCAACCTTGCAGTTCAATCTAAGTCAACTAACCGGTCACATACACGAATGAAAAAGAAATAAATCATGGCTCTGACTACTAAACTTTCTAAAAAAATGCTTGCTGCTATTGAAACAGGTGATCCAGAAATAGTTCTTGAAGCTCTTACTATTAAACAACAGCGATTCTGCCATGAATATCTAAAAGACCTTAATGCTTCTAAAGCCTGCCTACGAGCTGGTTACGAAACTAATAACCCTAATCGTGTTGGACCAGAACTTAAAAACCACCCCGCAGTTAAAGTAGCTCTTAAATACCTTCTGGAAGAACGCAACCATAAAATGAATGTGGATGCAAACTTTGTTCTCGACAAAATCATCAAATCAATGGAACGTGCGGAAGCAAAAGGAAACGAAGCTTCAGTCCTACGAGGTGCGGAACTCCTTGCGAAACACCTTGGAATGTTTGTCGATAGGCAAGAAATTAGTGGCCCTAATGGTGAAGCAATCCACGTCAAAGAAGAACAGCTACGGCAAACGGCTGAAGAATTTAAAAACAAAATTGTAAGTTTGTCACGTAAATCCAACAACGCACTTAAACTTGTAGAAAATGAAGAAGAAGATTAATAATGGACGGAAACAATAAAATTATCATTGTAACAGTACCGGCGGATGACGCCCTTCTTGCAACTTCGTAAACACAGTTCTTATGTCAAATAAAAGCCCAGCGGAAATATTTGCTAGTATGCCTCTAGAAGAACGTGAAGAACTTCTGGATAAAATGACTAACGAAGAATTAGCGGCTCTCCGTTGGGATTGGTCCTTTTGGGCCCGGCCAAATCAAATTGCCCCGGAAGGTGATTGGAATACTTGGTTGGTTCTGGCAGGACGAGGCTTCGGGAAGACCCGTATGGGGTCTGAGTGGATCAGGGAACTCGCCCACAAATATCCCGGATGCCGAATTGCTCTGGTCGCTGAGACGGCTGCTGATGCCAGAGACGTTATGATTAAAGGGGACAGTGGATTACTTTCAGTAGACCCGGTTCTCAACGATGATTCTTGGTCCCCTACCAATCGCTGCCTTACGTGGCCCAATGGGACTAAAGCATTTACTTACAACGGTACAACACCCGATCAGCTACGTGGTCCTCAGCATCATTTTGCTTGGGTAGACGAACTTGCAAAGTTTGAATACATGCAAGACGCTTGGGATCAGCTTATGTTCGGTCTACGTCTTGGTGAGCATCCCAAAGCGTTGGTCACTACTACTCCACGACCTCTCCCTCTTATTAAAAGGCTTGTTGATGATCCTGACACCGTTGTTACTAGAGGTGCTACATTGGACAACGCCGCAAACTTGGCGAAATCCACAGTCAAAGCTCTCTACGACCGATACAGTGGAACAAGACTCGGTAGACAGGAACTTGACGGAGAAATTCTAGGGGATATTCCGGGGGCTCTTTGGTCACGAGAACTTATTGATAGTTCAAGAGTGAAAGAAGCACCAGAAGACCTTGAAAAAGTTTATGTGGCTGTTGATCCTGCTACATCAAGTAACGAAGGGGCAGACGAACACGGTATTGTGGTTGTTGCACTTGCAAGAGACGAAGATGGTTATGCGCATGGATATGTACTTGAAGACGCAACTTGTAAAGGAACACCTGAAGAATGGGCTAGCAAAGTTGTCAAACTGTACCGTAAATGGGAAGCAGACAAAGTTATCGCTGAAAAAAACCAAGGGGGTGAAATGGTCTCAAGTGTCCTCAAAGCTCAAGACCGAACTCTCCCAATTAAATTGGTACATGCGTCCCGAGGCAAGGTGGTACGTGCAGAACCTATCTCTGCCCTTTATGAACAGGGGCGTATTCACCACGTTGGTAGTTTCGATCTTTTAGAAGATCAAATGTGTACTTTTTCAGTAGATCAGGTACGAAACTCTTCTACAGGTTCTCCTGACCGCGTAGACGCCCTTGTATGGGGCATTACAGAGCTTTTTGAGAAGATTGCAGGTAGACCTAGCCGTAAGAACAAAAACACGCTCAGCGGCCCCTCTACGGGCTTCTCAGGAGGTATTCCTTCACAGTGGGTAGATTCCGGTTCTTCTAGAACATCATGGATGGCTAATTAAACTATGAATGCAACAACCAGCTACGAAAACGTTGATAAACGAAAAGACGGTGAAAAAGACGAAGGGACCATCCTTGACCGTCTTTATCATGAAGCTGTAATTTCAAAAAACTACATTCCCGAGGGTTTTGATTCTCGTGAAGAGTTTCTTGAGGACATGCGTCATCAGTACGAAGCAGATGTAGAGTCTGATCGTGTAAACCGTGAAGAAGCTCTTGAAGATAAGAAGTTTTCGGCAGGGGAACAGTGGGACCCACGAGTTCTTCGTGAACGGGAAAATCTTCCTTGTTTGGTAATTAACAACATTCCTCAGTTCACTGCTCAACAAGTAGGCGACTGGATTCAATCACGTAAGGCAATTAAAGTTGTACCTTCAAATGACGAAGATACTGATATTGCAGAGATTCGTGGGGATGTTATCCGGTCTATCGAAACACAAAGTCGAGCAGATAGGGTTTATTCTAACGCTTTTGAAAGTCTCATCCAATGTGGTGATGGGGCTTTCCGTGTATGTGTAGAGTACGCTCGTAACGACGTATTCGACCAAGACATCTTCATTAAACAGATTGATGACTGCCTAAGTGTTGTGTGGGATCGGTTCTCTACGGACATTACTGGTCGAGACTCTCGGCGGGTATTTGTCAATGACCGTCTTCCTATTGAAGAGTTCAAAGCAAAGTACGGTAAAGACACACCTGAGAGTGTTCTCGAAGACGATACTGTAATCAGAAAGCTTGACGGCACTGACTGGGT